TGCGAAAGACGTAGAAATGATTGGTGAGATCATCAAAACTCTTCGTATCGCTATGTTGCCTGGCAGCAGTAAGAAGAAATGGTTGACTATACCTGATTACTTCAAAATAGGTATTGTTAGATATAGTGATGATGGCACAACAGAAAGGATTTCGACACCTGGCGATAAAGGTGGCGTATTACAAGATTTGTATCGCTTCCCAACAAAACTTGTGTTGACAGACATGGGAATTGACTATTCTCCTGACGGTAACTACGCAAGTCTGAAGTCATTCTTTGGTGAAACAGATAATTACTCTGACTATGATTATGGTCCTGTGAGTTATAATTTAGCACTTACATTCAGTGAGACTGCTCTTCCAATCAAAAACTTCTACGACTCTGAGTATCAGTATAACGAAGAGGGTGAGTGGAATTGGGATGACTGGTCAGGCAATGAAGACGAAACTGCAACAGAATCATGAGCACTTACTTTTCCTATCTACCTAACGTTAATATTAGAAAAACTGGTTATCGGGCAGATAGCACGTCTCCTTATATTAATGCAAAGAATATCTTTCGCAGGATCAAGATCCGTAGTGAGTTAGATGACATTATATTGGGATTTGAGAAGTATTATGTCAGAAACAACGAAAGACCAGATCAACTTGCCCAGAAGTTTTATAACGATACTAAGTATGACTGGGTTATCTTGTTATGCAACGAAATAACCAATCTATACAATGATTGGCCAATGAATGAATACGAGCTAACCGAGTATGTCATTAGAAAATACAATTTTAGCACTCCTAGCGATATTGGTAAAACAAGACACTGGGTCACTAGGGAAGTTAAGAAGGATGGTAGGGTGTTTCTACCTGCAGACTTGGAAGTGCCCGAAAACTTCGAGTTTACACTTCCTGGCGGAGAAGTAGTAGAAAAGGCAAATCTTGTAAGACCCATTTCTTACTATATGCACGAAATGAGGTTAAATGAGAGAAAACGTCTTATTTACATTTTACGTCCAGATTACCTAGATGACTTTGTAGAAGAATTCTTCAGTTTGGTCTCATATCTTCCAAATGACGAATTAGAGGCAGATGTCTTCGGAAAGGAAACAAAGACTACTTTCCGCACAGTCGAAGAAGTCTTCAAACCTACAAAACGGACATATTCAACAGAAATCGGAAAAACACCAAGTATCACATTCTTGGCACAACAGCAACTTACGTCCAGAGTCTATAATCCTAGCACTGGCACATCTACCACTAGTGGTCAAAATGGTGTTGCTGCAACATTATCACCTTATGATCAAGCGGGGCAGTTTACAAATGAAAGTAATACGAGCACTAGTGATAATAACACCTATAGCAGTGGCAGCAGTAGTAGCAGCTCAAGCAGTAGCAGTAGTAACAGTTCTTCTTCATCTTCTAGCAGTAGCTCATCATCCTCATCCAGTGGGTCTTCGGGATCTTCTTCATCAGGATCATCAGGGTCTTCTGGATCCTCAGGAGGATATGGAGGAGGTTATGGAGGAGGTTACTAGGTATTAATACTTAACGCGACCCCCCAGACAAAAAAATACCCCGAATTTTTTTTCGGGGTATCTGTAACTAAGAAGTCGATTTTGGTTTTCGACTTAGAAATCCATTCTCTTTCAAATAATGTAGTGCATCCTTCAGACCACCTAGATGTTTACTACCTAATGTAATCTGAGGGAAGTGTGCGTCACATCCAAACTCCATCTGAAATTGTTGATAAGAAAATTCGTCGTTGACATAATATACTCTAAACTTGGCACCTAAACTAGTGAGTAGTTGACATGCTCTCTCACACTCTTGCGAGTTATCACTATAGATAACTGCTATATTCATGTCTGTCCTACTCGATGGGCAGCAAACTTATCGTGGTTACCATCGCCAGGCATTTTACCATAGGCAACGTATTCGATTGCTTGCATTGATCCTTCTAATCTTTTTAGATCGGATTCGTTTTTAACATACTCATCGTATGCTGATTGTAACTCTGCGTTTCGTGAAGACAGTTGCATAGTCCTCTTTGTGAAACGTTGTATGAGTTGCTCGTAAGATTCTACTGGTTTCATTCACCTAATCTGTGGATAACAGGTTTTTCATGTTTCAATATATTATATAGTTTCATACACTCTGCACATGATACAGGGTAAAACTCTGCGTCAGGATTAAAACCATCATACCTCTTTGCTTGGTTGATAACGATGCTTCCTTCTTCTCCTGACTCTGATCTATGGAATGTGCCACGAGGTATAATCAACGCACCACTATGCACATCAAGATGCACAATATGGTATGGGAATTCCCATTGCTCATTAACTAATTCAAATAGTCTGGTGCCTGACACCACTCTGTTGTAGTCGTCTTGAAAGGAATGTATATAAAATTGTTTCCCTCCTACACAATCAGGTGGTGGTGATACAGCAGGTCCTGTATGCACTACCAAGTCAGCAGCAGTAGATTCCTCTACTGATATGTCATAAAAAATAACACCGTCTGTTTCTCTAAACACACGGTGTTTCTTAAAATGTACGTCACTCATGTGACCGCCACTCCTTTCTCATCTTCTTATATGTATCATTCTTTGCAACAATATCTCTAACTTGTTTAAATATTTTAGCAGACTGAGCATACCTATTAGTCATATGATCTGGATCTTGGGGTCTTACGTTACCTTCTTCATCATATTTCTTTCCTGTCTTGTGATTAGCATATCGTCTTGACCTAGTAAAACCCATCTCTAAAAACTTACGACACATATCCATGCCTATAAAGTCTTCGCTATCTCTATAGTCTAGATACATAGCGAAGATTTTATTAGCAGACTTTACTGCAATCTCTGGAGTCTTAAATCTCCAATGAGCACATATGTCGTTAGTATAAGGGCGTACCAGTAAAACTCCTTGCTCCCCCCTTCCAATGCGATAAAGCATCCGAGTTTCTGCATCTGTAAAGTCAAGAGTTTTGTAATCGAGGTCATAATCAAACTCCTTCATTACCAATTTTTAGCGTGAGTATTCACTTCGACTGGTGTATCAGTCTCTACATGATTGTGCTCGATGTTTTCGATGTTGATATGCTCTAATGCATTTGCGATTCTTTCAAGTGCATCAGCAATCCTGTTTGTGTCAATCGGATTCATAATCAAACTCCTTCATCAACCACCGTCTGCTTCACAACCTACGATAGCACCGCTAACGATACCAAGAGGGATAGACCAGATATAAGCATCTGATTCAGAGATCCCACCTGCAATACCGCCACCAAGGATACCGCCTAAGACGGCACCTTGTGAGCAATCATTGTTGTCTTCCTGTGGTGCAGGATCAGGGACTGGAATGCCTCTGATAGGAGGGTTAGGTCTTGGTCTCCAATACCTATCTCCATAGCAAGGGACAGGGACAGTCTTGCGTTTGTAGTCAACGTAACCAGGACTCTGTGAGGTACCAGGAATATATACTTCCTTGTATCGTTGCTCATAGCATTTGCGAGAGCGAGATCCAGACCACCCACGATACTCACGCTCACCAGTATAAGGACTGATTGATCCGTTGTGGTGTGCGAGAGCAGCAGTTGGAGTGGAGATGACACTCAACAGTGTCATGGCAGTTAACATTGACTTCATTTAGTCTTCTTCCGCTAGTTTTGCAAAGTAGGAGAGATCTACATCCTCATCCTTCTGTAATGATTCTACCTTATCTCCAAACCCTGTGCGAAGATCAGGGACACTTTGTGAAGTGTCTTCTGCTTCGTAAGTCTCAGGGTCAGGACGCTTAGGTGTAACCTTCAGCACAGAATTGAGACGTGTCTCCAACTCTTCATAGGTCTTAAACTGTGACTGATTAGTGAAGTCCTTAAGACTATAAGATTGTTTCCAAACTGCTTCCAACTCAGCGTCAGTCATCTTACCTAGAGTAGATGGGTTAGCAAACCCACTCTTATCATAATTCCAGAAACCTGCAACCTTACAGATCTTCAGACGGAAGTCAGCACCTTTCCAAAGATCAAATGGATTGATTGCTTGCTCGTCTTCAAACTCAGGTTGTGCAGCAGCGACGATCTTGTCATGAATCTTCTTACCATACTTGTAGAGGAAGACCTTGCCCTCATTCTCAGGATTCATTTCATCCTTAACAACATAGATGTTGCTGTAGTATGAGAGTTTACGCTTCTGCTTTCTAGCAATTTCTTTATCAGAATCGTTGCCACTATTCCACAACTCACGGTTGAGGTCAGAGACAGGATCCTTTTGTCCAAGTGTTGTCAAACTGTTTTCGATATACCATCCACCAGGACCTTGGAAGGCATGACTCCAAACCTGTGCCCAAGGAAGATCTTCCCCATCAGGCTCTGGAAGGAATCGAATAACAGCATACCCATTACCGCTCTTGTCGAGAGTTGGTTTCCATAGACGCTCATCAACTTGAGCACTGCCTGCAGGTTTTTGTAGTTTTTCAATCTCCTTTGTAAGTTTTGCAAAGGATGACCCTGAGGCTTTCTTGAGTGATGCAAATGACATCTTGTATTCTCCGTGTTTGTATTTTGGCTTTTGTTGCCACCATTTATGGTGACATACTATTTATCCCTTGTCAAGGGATTGTGTGCGATTCTTGATGATGATATCCTTACCGTTGTGACTAAAAATAATCTCGTCGTCAGGATCCCACATCAATTCCTCCATGACATCGTTGAGACGCTTCATGTCTTCCCATAGTTGCTCAGGATTCGGCATTCTTTAACTCCTTCTTCCAACCTAACAATTTATCTTCCATTACTTGTAGCACAGACATGAGATCCATGCCACCTGTGGTCTTCATGGACATCGTATCAACTCTATCTTTAATAAAATCGATTGCCTCATCAGCACCTTCTTCATGTGATGCTAGTGCTAATCGTGCATAGAATACTTTCTGTTTTGCGATTAGATCTAAGGTCTTATCTATATGCTCTACTCTTTTCTTGATGTCATACTCTGCAAATCCTGCAGACATCTTGAGCAATTCAGTATAGGTTGTTTGAATATCTTCAAGTGATTCTCTCACTTGATCGCTGTGGAAAAAATCTTCTGTCATAAGGGGAGGACACCTCTAGAGGTGCGTTTAACGTAGTTTAATTGTTGGGCATCCCATTTAATTTTATCTTTGAGTGGACGAGAGATCAATTTGTTAACAACTTCAATCTCTATACCATACTCTTCACATACTGTAGTGACTGCTTCAATATAATTTAGCAGTCCTTCACTTTCTTTGACAAGGGTCTCTACTAGTGAAGTAAATTTTCCTTGTGTCATAAATTCTTTTTCAATGTCATTCATTTGGTGACCTCCACATACATGCGTGAGACTCCACCAGATTCAATGAGACCTGAGGGAAATGCATTTGCTGCGATAGTCATGCGGGGTCCATTAGTGGTGTTAGGTTGTGCGTAGTGTCTTATAGTAGGAGGAAAACAGATAAACTTACCTGCTTCTGTTGGCTCCTCATGCACTAGATGATATTTTGGATCAGTATAATCTCCGAAAGGTGAGATGTTAGTACTACTATACCATGGATTTGGCAAAAGCCAAACTGTTTTGTCTTGTGGTAGACCAGACGCATAGTAATTACTGCTCAGAAAACAATTAGGATGCGTGTGATCAAAGAAATAATCTGTAGGATCATTCTTGTTTGCCCAAGACGATACAAACTTTAGAGAGGTAGCGTTAGGTGCAATCTCTTTTCTTACTTCTTCTAGACACTCATTCATCCATGCAAACAGATCAGCAAACTGTGGTAGGTCATGCAACTGCTCACCTGTGCCACGCTCATTAATGCCTGCCCAGATCCAGTTGAAATCATTACGTTTCCACTTTAAGTTTTCTAATTCGTATGCAACCTTCTCTACATCACCAGGATAATAGAAACGAAAGAATGGTATGCCTAGAAAAGTATCTTTCATTGACGAGATTCGATATACTCTCTGTATTCTTTAATGTAATCAAGAAGTTTGTTTACATACTTCTCTTTATCATATCTCTGCTCGACTTGCATCTCGCCAGACTCTGATACAGATATTGTAACAAGTTTGTCAACCTCTATGCCAGTGTGCTCGTAATACATGTAAGCATACGCACTACACTGCACGAAATAGTTTTCCAACCACGCAGGTTTCTTCAATTCCCTTGTGGTTTTGAAATCAATTACAGCAAGCTCGCCATCAAACTCAGCAAGGCAATCAACACGGCCAGCGAGATATAGATGGCGAGAAAATAAAGGGGCTTCAATAAGGTGAATATTAGTAATCCGATCAAGATCCTTACGAGCAGACCTAAAAAGGTACGAGGTAAGACCCTCGCCTTCCGTACGGTTTTCAACATCTTCATTGCGTAAATACTTTTCTACTAAGTTGTGATACTTGGTGCCTCTCCAAGAAGATTTCATACGAATCTTCTCTGCCTCGTGGAAACCCACACGCTTTTGCCACTCAAGAATACCTGCCTTAGATTGGTGACCGATAACTGTAGTAACAGATGGCACCCATACATCGTCAAGTTTATAGAATCTACCTCGCTCTAAGGTGCGTGACTCTAATTCACAGATCTCCTTGGGAGATCCCACATAATTAAACATACTAATTAATATCCGAGTTGTATTTTACTAACAAGATACTCTTTGACAAGACCTGACCTTACAATGTCATCAATTCCAAACTCTACACATGTAAAGGATGGCATTTGCTTGAGGATTCTAAGGAAGTCTAGGATACCTTCTCTCTCGTTAGATCTAGTCAAATCTGACTGAAAGTAATCACCACAAAAAATAATTTTGCAGTCCTCACCAACACGAGTGATGATTGAATCTAACTCGTGGAAGTTTAAGTTTGAAAACTCATCAACAAGAATGATAGAGTTGTCAAATGTGGTGCCTCTAATAAAAGAGGTTGACCAGAATGAAATAGTTTCTTGTGCTCTAAGGTTAGAATACAATGCTTCAAAACTATTGTCATCAGGCATCTCAAACATATACTTTACCATATTTTTGTATGGGATTTGGTATAGGTTTGATTTGTCTTCGTGATCACCTGGCAAGAAACCAATCTCCCTTGTGGGGACTAGTGATCTTACCATGTAAACCTTTTCATACTTTGATGCAGGGTCAAGGCATTGTTTCAGTGCAAGATACAATGAAATGAATGTCTTACCTGTCCCTGCTGCACCATGGAGCACTAGGTTTTGTCCCTCACCATATGCCTTCCAGATCTTCTCTTGATTCTCTGTGAGAGGGTCTATAGTTTTAAGGTGCTCAAGGTTGATTGGTTTCTTCCTTCGTAAGACCTTTGTTGGGATGTTTGCTAGTGACTTCTTTGCTCTTGGCATTAGGTGTATCTACTAAGGTTTGCTTTGGGGTGTGCTGCTTGGACTTTAGACATGACTTCTTTAAAACCATCAGACTGTTTAGGTTTGCCGTAGGTTGTGCCTGCGACACCTGCCTGCCAGTCCTTATCCCATTCGGGATTGTCCTCCCTCCACTTTGTATATTCTACCATAGTCATGTGAAATTCTTTCTTTTCACCTGTTTCTTTATTCACTACGTTGTAAGTTGGCATTAATCTATCCTCAAACATGGTTGGAGATCGTCCCATCCTTCGGGACACCCACAGTCTTCGCACCAGTCAAGTGCTTTAGAGACGATAGGGAATTGACACATGAATACTTTCTTACAAGCATTTGCAATGTCCATGTGCTCTTTTTGTGTGCCATGGGCAGACCTCAAATCAATATAATGAATCCATGATCGGACTGATCCAGTCATGTAAATTTTTGTTGGAGTTGCCAAAGGCAATACCATTCTAGCACATTCCTTAGCAATACCGTGTCTCAATAACTCATTGTATAAATCGAGACCTTCATTAAAATACTGTGCGATTCTACCTTGTAGGAAATACTTCTCCTCTTGTGGCACATCATCAATACTATTCTGTCTATTCTTATCGTCTTGTGACCTAAGATCAGGGACAGGGATCTCACCCTCAAACGATGCATACCGTTGTGAGAACTCTTGATATGTAAATGATCTATGCCTCAAAATTTGAGCTGCGATTGCCCTTGTAGTATTAATCTCAAGGGTCATGTGTGCCTGCTCAAATACAGACCAGTGTTGATGCTTCACACAATAAGATAGAAGTTTTTCTACCTTAGGATTCTCTTGATTCTTAGGATTGCTTACTCGTGCAATATATCCCATGGTCTTTTCTGCGTCTGGTGTGACGCTGACCAAACATACTTTATTAGTCATGCTTAAAAATTAGTCGTGCCATTACTAGTAATCCAAATGCTTTCAAGTAACTCAAGACAGGAAGACCAAACATCGCAGGCATGATCCAATTCCAAAAGAACATAAAAACAAGAGGAGATATAAACAATGCACCGAATCCTGCTACGATCTTACGACCTAACTCTTCGTTGTCCATTCTTTGTACCTTCTCCATCCACTCCTCTGCTGTAGGAGTGGGTGCTGCTTTTTCTTCTACCTTCTTTGTTTTTCTTGGATCAATATAGACGCTCAAGATCTATTACCCCATTTGATTTCTGGAAATGCTTCTTTCACCACCGCTTCAGTGATGCGATACTTCTTATGTAGAGACTTATTAACTGCCTTTACAAATGCAGATGCGTCATCTTTATAGAGACCCTCCAACATTTGAATAAACATATTCTCTACCTTCATGTTAGGAAGTTTGTCTGCTCCCCCCTTGAAGAAATAATAAAACTTCTTTGCTTCTACAATCAGATTAGTATGCTCTGTCCCCAACGGTGCTTCGTTAGGAGTGTAAGGGACGTCCTCCCCCAGAGGCACACGAGGCACCACACTACTATCAAAGTTGATAATGAATAAGGTGCGTAGTGCCTGACTATTGTTATCACGAAGAATTTTAATCTTCTCTGCCTTTGTCTTAGCAGAGTGGGTCTTTTGTAAGACCTCACAAATCATAAGTTTTTGTGCCATGATTAATCATCAGTGTCAGTAATTGTATCATCTTCCTCAGTCAAACGCAAGTAAAAGAGATCATCTTCTACAAAGTTACCGTCGGCATCATACATCTCAGGATGCATAACGATTCTAGCATAATCTGCTTTTTCTTGCCACTCATCAAACGCTGCTTTGATATTCCATGATACTAGGAAACCAACAAGAAAACTTCCGATCGTGAGGAAGAAGGCAACGTAAAGAAAAGTAAATTCTGATCCCATGGGATTGCCTCCTTGACTGCTTAGCTTTATTTAGTAACTTTTTTTGTCTTCCTACCAGGTCTCCTGTCCCTCTCGTATTTCCATGCATCTTCAAGGATACCATAGAGATACTTCCTGATCTTTCTTGCTTCTGGTTTAGGGATGTGTCCGTATGCTTCTCGCAATACTTTATCTCCTCCCTTGATATATGAATCCAGATCTAGGATGGTTTCATTAAGTGAGTTGGCAGTGGGTGATTCTATAAACTCAGTAACCTCTCGTCGAGTATACTTTGCTCCTTTTAGATACCCATACATGTTAAATAGGAAACGTCTTTTCTCGAATGCTTCATCAATCGATCTCTCAATCAATTCATACAATTCGTTAGCGTTTCTGAGTTTCATTAGAGGAATCGTCCTTCTCTCAAGTGTTTTACAGCATCGGTGCAACCACCGACTTTTTGCCCACCAATGATTACCTGTGGGAAGGTAGACCCCATACCAAACTCTGCATAGAATTGATTGCGGTCGAAGTTTACATCGAGTTTCATCTCGTTGTAACTCCATCGATTCATATTATACACTTCTTTGATCTTTGTGCAATAAGGACAACCATTTCTTGTATAGATTGTCGTTGATGGAGGAGTCTTTGCCATAGTTAATAAAAAAGAAAGGGGTCAGAGACCCCTGTATGTTTTATATATCCTTCCTCAATTAGAAAGCATATTTTACACCCAACTTGCCACCATATCCATTGTCTGCATTGTCTGCAGAAAGGAATGAGACCTCGGAGTAGAGATCAACGGACTCAGAAAGTGGAAGTCCAAGACCTGCCTTACCAGAGAAGTCAGTTGAAGTGTCGCCACCGTCAGGTTTGACGATTGCTGGTCCCCCTTGGACGTAGTAAGATGCAACTCCTACTTGTCCTTCGTAACCAATATGAAGATCGGTTGTGGTGCCAGTGTAATTAGAACCAGTCCAAGCAGAGTTTGCCTCCACATTAATGTATGGTCCTGCAAAGGATGCAGATGGAGCCGCTACGGCTGCAGCAGCAGCAAGAGATGCGATTGCAGTTTTAATCATTTTTGTTTTTACCTTTTATGTTTAACGTTGATTGTAACAGTTAGTTACAATGGGTATTTATACTATTCATAAATCACGATCCCCTGACAAACCTGCATAGAGTTGCTCCATGCAAGTGATACCAAAGATGTGGGTGTGATCTGGTGCATAGTAAAAGTCAGGATGCTGAGACAGGTCTCCCATACTCTTTTCCGCAACTGACTTGATGAGTCTACCATCATTCCACCACTTGTGTGCGACCCTTGTGACACTTTTTTTGCTGACCTTCTCCCAGTATCCAGAATTGTATGCACTACCGTATTGGTAGTGGAAAGCAAGGGCATCAATGTATGCCTCTACCATTCTGCGATACCAGAGATTGCCTAGCAATTTCTCTTCTGATGTCTGGCCATTAACCAAATAGTCGCAGATTCTTTTTGCGACCATATCATAATGTAAAAGCGAAAGTGCTTGCAATGGCTCAAAGAAAAGCAAAGCGTTACCGTTGAGTGCCAACCTATTGTTGACAATCATATCAGGTGCATACGATGGAGTCCATTCGTAGAGGTCTCCATGTGAGTATACAACCTCAGCATCTACATGTGATTGGTATTCCCTGTGATAAAGGTAACCAGTCCTAGAGATACGTTGGTTAGGAAATGGAAGACTAAACTTCCATCCATACTCGTGTGCTTTATGATAGGTATACTCTGGATGACCATGAATTTTATGATCATCGAAATATAATACACTATTGACACATGGTATGTCAATCTCTTTTCTATAATTATTGAGAGCACCTGAGCAGTTTATTACAAAATCATATTCATTACAAATAGTTTGAAGATCTTGAATACGTCTTCCAATAAACTTTACTCCTTTATACTTCTCTAGATTCTCTTGTAGAAATGGGTTGAGAGTTTTAGTGTAGAAGTGAATTGCATCTCTATGCAAAAACTTGTGAAAGAAATGCGGTGTGTTACCCCAATCAACAAACTCAATACCCTTCTTGTAGGAAGCAAGTCCCAAGGATATAAGATCATCGATGGTTAAACCCAACGTGCATTCAATCAGAGATGCAAACTGAGGTGTGGTTGACTCACCAACAGGTAGTTGGGAGGTCTCTGGGTCATAATATACATCAACTTTTAAGTTGTAGGTTAGCAGATTCATGGCGGTGATTAGACCACCACTTCCTCTGCCTATCACTGCGACCTTCATTCTCCCTCTAGATACTGACGAATTTCATCTGCTCTTTGCTCGGAGACTGCCTTCTCCTGTTTAGGTGAGTCGATTCCGACTTCCTTACGGTAGTCATCCACGATCTTATCATAGGGGATATCTCTCAGTTCGTCAACAATGTTTTTACCTGTTGGTTTCGTGTCGAGATCTTTAATAGTATTGAGGTTACTATTCCAATACCTTCTCATCTTCTTAAGCATCTTATGACGACCTTGTGGATCATCCTTATACTTTTCGATGACTTCACGCAGAAGTTTCAACTCTTTGGTTGTCTTCTGTATTGTTTTGTCTGCCCAATCCTTATGTCTTTTACGACCAGGTTGGTCACCAAATCCATTCATTACTGTACTCCGTTGATCCTTACTTTAAAGGTTACTCGATCCCTGTATTCTTTCTTATCTATAAACCAATACATAGACTCTTTGTTATGTGATTCTTGGAAGAATGCATCATAGACAGGTCTCTTAGTGTCCCTATACCCTCTACCAGTAGGTTCGTATTTGATCTGCACCTCTGATGGTATCTTTTTACTTTGGGGATTGTATGTATTGGAGTTTGATCTATGAGATGAAATTACAGGAGAGTAAGGTGACACGTTATTGTCTGTAGAATAATCTAAGACACGATCAGTATACTTAGGTGGCCAGTAGAATGTAAATTCCTGACCCTCTCCATATCCGTCACCCCAGTCTAGGACTTCAAGCAATTCTATTGTAGCATAATAATTCGTAATCCGCTTGTTTCCTCTGCTACTATACCCTTCATTCTTTGCCCAGAAACTGATGCCGACTCTGATCTTAGCGGTGTTGGCACCGATACCATAGTCTTGGTTACCATCATCCTCTGGGACTAACCAATAGTCTTGAATGAAATAACCTGGCTCATAGTCTGTGGTCTGCTCAGGATTCTGTTGCATACCACTGTATAGATTGTCAATAATCCATTGGGTGTCTGATGAGTTGATGTCGCCAGACATATCTGGATCCCACCATGAGAATGCTGAGTCCGAATACTTAGACAGTCTAGCATAGTGTGTGTTGCTTTGTATATGCCTGCGTATATCACTAGATGGACCTAGATTATTTTTATACATCGGACCTGTATTGCCATCCTTGAATAGCATTCTGGTGAGGAGTGAATTGTAGTGTTGTCCCTTATCTTTCTCTTTAAATCCATAGGTATCAATGTATGCATACCTGTCACTACCATCCCATCCACGTTGTGATAGGGCAGCACGGTTATTAGATCCTCCCTGTCCTGATGTCCAGTGTGTGTAGCGTGGGTAATCATCATGATCATGTATCTCACTACTAGAATCCATGTTTACTGCACTCTGATTCTCCCATACCTTATACCACCTTTGGAATTCTTCGATCTCTGAATTCTTCTGCCTGTCTTCTAGGTTATACAAGTAGCACATGTCAAATCCTGTGATCTCACCACCGACACCCTTTGCTGCTTCCGCTTCTGGATTGACAGTCGAGGGGTATGGAATAGACCTAGAGTCTCCTGACTGCGTTTGTAGACGCATAGAGAAGGAGCTCTCAAAGAGATATGACTCCTCATCAAGGATACCAATCTTAGGTGTGACACTACCAAACGCAGGACCTCGTGCGATCTCAGCAACTTTGAATTTTATTTTGTCTCCCTTCTCTACAGCGAAGAAGTCTTCATCATGTAATTTGACACCAATCTCAGGCCAGTTTCCTGCCTTATATTTCTGTGACCAGATCTCTACATTATTCTTAAACAGTTTCAGTTTGAATACTGTGCAGTCACCTGCAAGACCCTGAGTGATACCACCCATGCTACGCAATGAGAATTTACCTGCGTTTTCTATTACAGTCTTCTGTGTCCTATTAACTTGGAATAGATACTCACCTACACACTTACCACATGTGATCGTAGCACTATCTCCTGTGACATCAATCACCTCAGATCCACAGTCAGATCTCATGAGTAAGACATCCTTGAGTGCATTCTTAAACAGTCTTGGATCACAACTATTCTTCTGCAGCAAAGGTTTAACTACAGGTGTAGGTCTATCTTCACCAAACACATAACATTCGATACCCTCATACTGTGTAGATCCACCTTGCCATAGGACTTCATGCCAGAATTTACAGTCATCAAAGTCACTATCACCATTAACTAAATCTTCCCACCACTGCCAGTGCTCACCCTTCCATACTGTATAGTCTCTACTGTTACTGATAGATCCTTCTGGGTTGAGTTGATCATTAGAGAATAAAACATAATTAGATTCTGAGGTTGACACACCGTTGATTCTGTATCCTATACCTTGCTCAACAAAGTTTGTAAATGTATCACCCACGCTATAACTATTGAGTTGAGCACCATTAGATACAAGCATGAATCCTATGTTGCCACCCTTATATTGTTGAAGGACAGTGAGAGGTATCACATGCTGTGATAGACCTGTCTCATTGGTTGCATCATAGATTAAAAGTTGTGCCCATCTTGGGACACCATCTGTTTCAATATATGCCATCAAGGTATTTCTATACCCTGCCTTACCTTTTTCCACGTCAATGTTGATGACCAACATATTCATGACGTCATGTGGAATCTGATAATAGTTTTTGTTTGAGTCCTTAGAAGGTGGCTCTTGCACTGTTTGCTTACGGATAGAATAGAAATGGTTATCCATCTCATTACCACCAGTGTTGGACTTATCCTCCCGTGAAATCTTGATCGTCCCGTTGCAATCAGGATGAGCACCATCTAACAAACAGATTGCCTTTCCATTATTATAAATCCTATCACTGAAGTTATTGTTACGAGGGTGTAGATTCGAGAAAGTAATATTATATGTGCCTGCTGCTACGTCAGTAAACCGTACAGTTTTTGATCCTCTTTCTCCAACACGAGTGAATGTCTCACCCAATATAGTAAAGGAATCACAGTGCACTCCTACACTACTAGGAGAGTCTTTCCAACTGTAGTAGATAGTAAAGTCTGCACTGCCACCAGTAACAACAATAGTCTGGCCATTGAATGTTACCTCGGCGGTTGAAAATAGCTTGTCATAGTATCTGTGTAACTTCCTTGCCTTTTCTTTCTTACCTAGGTGAGGTGCTGCAGCAGCAGGATCCTCGTATGCCCATCCTAAGATCTCTACAAATCCATACTCTCCTGCAGATAAGAATGCTCTCTCACCTTCACCATCAGTGTCAGGTTGACCTGGCTTGATTGTTAGTAGTGTGTCTTTTCTTTTGTTGGAATAGTATTTGTATACTGCAACTGATCTGTCATCCTTCTTCTGCTCATGCAAATAGAATACAGGCTCAGATGATGTCAGTGTATATCCTGCAGGTGCTGTAGATTCAAATCCATAGTCATGGTTAGTGCCCTCTTTATTACCTTCTAGCACATAGAATCTAACATCAAAATTATCAAGGTCACCAGTAAAGGTTACACCAACCTCCTGTCCTACAGCAGGTAACTCCCCAGTATATGTGGCATACCATCTAGAATCAAACTCACCATTGTCATCGTATACTTCTATGTTGATAGTGATATCAGCACTACCAAATGTCGTAGAGAATGTCCTAGTGCCTGCACTATTAAATATCTTATTACCGCCAGGATTATCAATCTTTAATCCATTCCATGTCCCATCATAGTTTGTGGTTACACCTAGTAGATTGTGGAAACCACTACTGAATGGTTTGAATGCAAGTGCTTTACCCTTGGTAGTCACATACTCATAGATACCAACTCTTTTTGGATAACAGTTGGCAATACAAAACGTCTTGATGTTACCGTTGTATCCTCTAGGATAGAAGGTAACACAATCTTGTGAGGGTGGTTGCCATGCACCATCCACATATGGTTTGAATAAACATTCAAGTGCTTGCTCTACACACTTACCCCATCCACTATTAGTAGGCTCAGGTGGACAATAGAATACTTCCTTAGTGTCAGTCCTTTCCCATTGACCATCACCAAGATCTCTTACTAGATTATCTCTCTGTAACTTCCAAAGTTTTGAGCAGTCCTTATCACCTGACCCGATTGTAGGTGGGGGTGGCTCGTCTTCTGGGATGACAGGTAACTTGATAGGAAACTCTACACAAGTCCTAGGATCTTCAGCATATTTCTCACACTCTGGACAGAATGGTAGGTAAGGATATAACTCACACAAAAAGTCTACTCCTCCCTCAGCAGGAAGACTAGGGATATCAACTTCTGGTGCGTCTGGCACTACATCACTGATACCTGCATCTACTCCCCTTGGTGGGTAACATCTTCCGACTAGAGATCTAATGACTGCTCTAGGATCTATGTCCTGCTCAGTAGGTGCAGGTGGTGTAGGTGGTGTTGGTAGGTCAGGTGAGGTGCCTCGGTCTATCGAGTTAGGTAGAGGGACAGGACCGTAACATCTATTAGCAGGATTATCTGCAGGGTTTTCATAGGTTGGAAGACCACTGCTAGGAGGTGGAGGTGGTGAGATCAGTGTAATCCTAACTGGATTAGAAGAATCTAATGGGTTAGGTTGTAGTGTTTCTGATCTATAAGGACCATAGCATCTACCATCAGCACCAATAATAGGATCCGATGCCCGTACATTCAAACGAGGACCACTAGGAGTGTACTGCGTAACGTCTCTAGGGTTAGCAGCATCTAGTGCATTAGGCTGTAGTTGCGGGATGTCAGCAGAGTAACTACCTCCGTAACATCTTGGATCCGTTGCCATTAAATCTAGCTATCTTCTTTGTTATTTATTTCCTCTTCCATAGTCTTATATGCCCACTCATCTGTGTGTCCAACCGACCACCATTTAGGTAGTGTTTCTACAGCATAGTTTTGTGTGCAGACTTTGAAATCAGGTTGCAGTAGTGCATCATTATTTACCAGACTATTGTCAAAGAATTGACATCTGTTGTTAGGTTGTGCAGCAAACTGTCCGTTGTCTAGTGCAATAATATTAAATGTCTTATGCTCTGGATCATGCTCTGAG